ACGACGTTCATAAAGTTCGTGAAGTTCTGGAAGTGGAATGGCACCTCGCCGTTCCAACACATATTCCGTGAACTCTTCAAATGTCGCCCCGTCTGGCAGGACGGCCATAATCAACCAGCGTCGTGACCGCGGAAATTAGGTTGCACACCTGCTGGTTCAACCTTGCCAGTGGTCCCGTGTTGGTTTTTGGGAGTGTCACGAACACTTGTATTGCCGTAGTCACCTGTTTGGTTGGCGTATTTGCCAGCATCCATGCGTTGTTTCGGTGATTGAGGACCACCTGGGGTCCAGATTGGGTTAGCAGAAACACTGGAACCACGTTCCATTTTGCCGTTCTTGCCTTTTGCCCCATCTACAGTTTCGGTCCCGCTTGTGTGCGAAACAAATTTAGCCATTACAGCCCTTCCTTGTAGAACATGCTCTATATGGAGATTACCGTGTCCCACGGACTGTATATGATCCGATGTTGTTTGGCGAGGATTCTTCTGAAGCTCCTGCTAAACGAGCGAACCAATCAACAGTCCAGTAGTCATTAACCTCGGGAGCGTATTCAGGTTCGTAAGCGTATTTACGCATCTGATTAGCTAATGCTAATGCCATAACTCGGTCATCATAGGGGGAACCTGACATGGAACCTCGTTCGTTACGCACATAAGTGCGTAACTCCCCGACAGTGTTACGGTCATTAATTTTTAGTTCGCTATTTCGTAGAGCAGAACTTAGATCGTCGATCATTAGAGGTTTAGATGTTCTTGTTGTCTTCCAACCGTACTCTTGGCTGATTCTGTTGTTCACGTTGTTGAGTTGACGTTTCCGAAACAGGTTGGGATAACCCGAGTGACGCAGTTCGGTGATGGTAGTTAGGCCGTGGTTGTTTGACTCGACACAACACAGAGCATTTCTGTACCACATTCCTACTGCCATGACTTCTTCAGCTAAAAGATCGGGTGCTATGTGCCCATGCCAGATGGCTGACTGGTTTCCCGTTCCCACGTTTAAGACTTGTATGACGCTGTAGTCGCCGTGACCCAATCCCTCGGCTGTATCCACTCCCATCACGTAGGCACCGCGGGGATCTGGGTTTTCCCAGACTTCAAAACTCATGTTCTGAACTCTATAGCTGACCCCACTCTATTGAGGTATCCCGTTTCCCCAAAGGTTGTGTGTTTCGACATCTCTTCCAAAATATCGAGGTCAAAAACAGGATTCCCCGACTTAACGAACGCCTCTTCGGGCGTTGTCGGGTACTCCTGAGCAAGCTGCCACGGCAGCATTGACTCAACCTTTTCTTGGTACCACGCATCCCCTCGGTCTTCGGTAGCTGACCACGGAAAAAACATGGGTTCAAACTTGTTTGAACCAGTAGTCGCACCTACCCATAGGTGATGGTAAAAGTTTCCTGAACCATTAGCGGTAGAGAGGCCGATAATTCGGCCTCCTACGTCAGCTACAGGTTCGATACTCGCCCATGCTTCTTCAGCATTCGGTAAGAATGCCCACTCGTCAACCACGATAAGTGTCGCTGATTCGCCACGGGCAGGATCTGAAGCAGAAGGCATCGACGTAACCTGGCTTCCGTTGTCGAATCCCATTCGTTGTTGATGCTCAACCAAAGACTTAGGTCCACGTTCAATCATCCATTTCGGTAGATGCTGGTAACCGTATTTTGTTTTACGCAGCAACAGCACAGCTTCACGTTCCGTACGGGAAAGATCAATAATGTTCTGATCTGGGTGAAAAAATGCCAACCAGAATTGGTGTGACGCTACGAGGGTGCTCCACCCGATTTGTCGGGCTTTTAGGGTAAGCGAATACCTATTTGCGGCCCAGTTTTCGAGAGCTTTTTCTTGAGCCTCACGTAAAGTAAAAAGAATACGACCGTGAGCAGGGTGAGCAATGTGCCAGTAGTTCTGTAAAAAATATTTTTCATCTCGCTGACATTTTCTCCATTCAGCTTCTTGTTTTAATTCAACTAACCTTGAACTCATGCTCACCAACCATTACTGGTATATCCCAGAGGCCTTAACCCCACAGCAGTGCGATGGTATACAACTCTTGGGCGCTTCGGCTCAACAAGACGAAGGTTTCCATTTCGGAGATCAGGTCGGTCATCGTGATTCGCAGATCTCTTGGATCTATGACGAACCAACTTCTGATCTAATTTGTGCTTGGATGCGGCAAGCAAACACAGAAGCACGCTGGTACTTTGACTTAGACCTACCAGAAGCCATCCAGTACACGAGGTACACCACTGGCGGGCAATACGATTGGCATATTGACGGACACTCTGATGGGCATGCGGCTCGCCGTCTTGTGACGGAAGTCGCAGCCCCGATTCCGCTGAACATAACACCTTTCCCCCAGTTCCAAGGCACCGTCCGAAAACTTTCAGCAACTGTGAACCTTTCCGATCCCGACGACTACGAGGGAGGCGAACTTCAGATTCGTTGTTATGACCAAATGCACATCTTCAATGACGCTCCCAGAGGTTCTATTATCGTATTTCCTAGTTTTATGGAACATAGGGTAAGTCCTATTACCTCAGGTGAGCGTCATAGCGCAGTCGTTTGGTTCAACGGAGTTCCATTTCGCTAACAACCGAAATCTTTCCGCAAAGACTCCCACACAGACCACTGCTGCTCAGTCCAATTATGGTCAATCGTGTTCATCAACTGTGAACACTGCGCTGTATACCCAACCCCAGTGATTAATTCAGTACGAACCTCCACAGGCTCAGGATCATCATTACCCCAAAGCATCATAAGACCGCTAATACCAGCAATAAGAGCAACAAGAGCAGCCGTAATTGCCTTAACAATCTTTTTGATGGCCTCCGACCACACCTCAGCATTATCTGCAAGATCTTCTATAGACATATTCCCCCAAAGTCCTTAACGATTACCTTCCCCACGACGGCCCCTGTTCGTTTCAGAGTCCTCCAATTTGATTGTTCCATCAGGTTGATGCGAAGCATCACGCCCAGTTAGTGAAAGACCAGCGGCTTTCGCCTTACGGCGAGCCGCATTTGCTTCAGTACGTTTCTGCACTTGTTCAGGGCGACTATTCACCCTTGTATCCGTCTTAGCCTTCTGTACCCGAGCGGCAGGGTTATCTGCGTAATATCGCGCAGATTCCCCTTTTTCGCTGTAGGGCTTAGGTCTTGGAGCCATTATTGACAACTTTCACAAAAATCGGGATTTTCTATTCCACACTCCAACGGAGTGTCATCCAAAAACGGGTCAGTTAGCAGATCAGGGCGTTCCCCCATCTCTTCTAACTGCATCCACATACCATCATCGTGCAAATCCTGAAACTCGTTCATCATTTACGAGTATTCCGAACAGGTTTCCCACTTTTCTTAGAAGCACGTTTCGCAGCAGCCTTCCCTTTAGCCGAATACGAGTAACTTTTCTTACCGACCTTAGGCATCTTCGCCCCTAAGATCCTCTACAAGCCCTGCAAGTTCTGCAGCAAGCTCCTCATCGGACATACCAGTGGCTGATCGGTCGTCATCTACAAGAACACGACGCTTCGGAGTGAACTTATCGATGTATTGAAGGTAGAGAGCGGCAGCTTTCACATCACCCTGTGCAGCTTGTCTGTATAACGCATCAACAACCGACTGTGTACGCTCAGGGTGTACGTTAAGTTCAGCCGCCCTACGGTCCCACTCACGAGTAAAACGAGAATCAGCTTTCCAACGACGAACAGTACGATCATTCAACCCACGTTCAGCACACCACTCCTTCTGAGTAGCAGGCTCACGAACATCCGACAACAACCAATCCAAAAAATCACCCCACTGGTCAGGCATAACCTTCTCACCAGAATCAGGATCAGTTCTCCAACCCCTACCTCCACCATTTTGCGGCATCCAACAACCTCCTAAATATAAGATTCCATGTCCCACCAAAGTGGGACACCCCTTTATACATTAAAAGGGGGGAATGGGTGAACTGCCTTGAAGCAGTTCACCCATTACCCACCCCCCCTCCTTATTGTATCCACAACGCAACCCAAAGGATACAACCCGAAGAAATAAAAAAGAAAAGA